ACCCAAAGCCAAGTATATTCAATGTAGTTACCAATGAATGTCGCAACTTTTACAATGAATTTTTTCTTATTCATTTCTGGTAACCTATTAGCAATAAGTTTATCCACATCCAACCCAATAATATTAAGTTGGTCTCGCATTTGACCAACAGCCCTCATAGTTTCAATCAACATTTTAATCTTATTCCATCTAATCAAAAGATAAATCCCTTCAATAGACGTTAATACTAAAAACGTCATAAAAAATATAAACCACATAGCTATTTATTATCTAATTTAATTTCTCTTATTACTGAACCAGTCGGTAAGTAGATATCATACTTTTGACTCCCACTATTAAAATTTATGGGAAACCAAAAACCACCATTATCCGAAGGAACTATATGTACTACTATCTTAGGTTTTTGTAATGAATCTGTCTCATATATTACAGCTAGACTAGCACTTATTGAACGTCTGACCATACCACCATTATCAGATTTTCTATAATAGGTATAAACCAATCTATCATTTACATATCCACTACCTAGGAAAAAGGAACCATTAATATTATCACCATCACCCATTGAAACAATTTCGTGAGTTACTGTTTCAGTATAATCCCCTCTATGAAATATACTACCGAATACTGTCAATACCATAGTTAATATCCCACCAACTACAAGACCACCAATAACCCCACCAATTTGTTTGAATATATTTAAAATATGATTATCATCATGATAGAAGTCATCCCTAATGGCTACGATAAATACCAGTGAAATTATTAACGAAAATATAATAAAAAATACAATCATAATTATATAGTTTTAAGTTTTTTAGCCATGTCCTCAATTTCGATACATGTCTCTAATGAGTCACATGTATTTTTATCTGTTCTCAGTTCAACAACTGATGGGTGAGCCGTAGACCAATTACCTTTAGAGTCTTGAGAAAGACCACAACATCTAATCTCAACAATAGTCCCTAATAACTCATCTTGTCGATTTGTAATGTCAGCCATCATATCTTCTTTCATTCCAGATGGGTTGGTTCTAAGCTTTCCGCATGATGACTCAACATTAAGTGTCGATATCACATGTTCGTTCTTTGTTCCAACATTACCATATTCAAATCCAACTATTCGAAGGTCCATAGACATCTCTAATTTCATCTTGATTTGGTATGTTGGTTTCCCATCTTTCCAACCACTTGTTGAAGACTTGATTATTGTTCCTTCTAGACCTCTTTCTTGGGTATCTAAGAAGTGTTCCATCGCTTGCTCGAATGTTGTAATATATCTAGTTTCAACCAAAGATACCATCGTTGTATCTAAACCATTAATTAAATCTGAAATATCATCAAGACGTTCAGTATATGGTGTGTCACTCTTAGCGTTAGCGTACTCATCATTTGAAATCATATCCCAAACCGTGAATCTCATCTTCGAAAGTGCTTCATCAAACCTACCATGTTTCTCTTCAAATGAAGCTTTTTTATTAGCGGTAGTTTTCTCACCTCTTTCCTCAGCCTTCTCGATAATATCCATCATTGAACTTACCATTCCGTTAGCCTCAGTTCTCTTAAATCCGTCAATGGTTAACTCACCATTTAAAACACAATTTGGGAATCCCTTTAGTTCATCCAAGAATTTAGTACCCTTAAGGTATGATACCTCACCTTGTCTAGATACCATCTCTACGATACCATCTTGGATTATTGCGTTTCTGTAAGTGCCATCAGCCTTAACTTGTGATATAACTATTTCACCCTTTTTCTTGAATAGGTTCTTTGCACCTTTCTCAGAGAATGACTTAGCACCTTGATACGGTGTTTCCTCGATTAAGTTTGGGATTACCTTATTGATTCCAGAATCCATACCTATTTTAAGGTTCTTATCGATAATTCTTTCAATTACATACGCATCTTCCGCTGAAACCGATGTAAGTACATTTGTAAGGACCTCTTTAGCTTCACCACCAGTTACCTTTCTTTCACTAATAAGTCTCAGTGATTCTAGGGCATTCTCCAATGGCATATCATCCCCATTAGTTAAGGGGATGTACTCTGGGATTTGTTTGATATAGAAGTTAATTCTAGGTGAATGTGCAAGATAAATTACATCTTTAAGTAAATCATTATCCTTATATTTGGTAAGAGTATTGATTTTATAAATCTTACCACCATCAGCGGATATTTCATCTAAAATTGATTTGATTGTCATACTTTGTTTTTTTTTTAGTTACACAAATATAGTAATAATATTTTAATAATGCAAATTTATTTCCGACTAATATTATTCTTTAGCTAAAAATTTACCATTTCTACCCATTTCATCTGGATATAGTTTATATACAAATTCAGATTGGGTAATCTCTTTAGTATCAATATCCATTAGTGATAATCTACCATCATATGTTGCGCCAGTATCCATATTCCAGACATTACCAATATTCACTGGGTGACCATGCTCAAAATTATTAATAGTTGGTGTATGTCCGATGTAGATTTCTTCATATCTACGCCAAATCTCTTCTGTACCACCAATTTTAAATCGGTCTACCACATGTGACCAAAAATATCTATCCCAATAAAATAAGGCGTTCTCACCTTTATTTAATTGACCAACATCCTTAAATTGTTGTTTATCAAGGTCCACAATTGGGTCAAGACCAGCGTGGAGAAATAATCTATTTTCATCATCTAGGTGGTATAGTTTAGCCTCACCTAAGAATTTTAAGTGTTTATCAACCAACTCTGGTTTATCAAAATAGCTATAGTAAGTTGCTTTACCACCTTGTCTATACCAATTGTAATTATAATCGTCTGGACCATGTTTTAATGTCAACCTTAAGAACCTTTCAGTCCATTCATCATGATTACCCTTTATATAAATTAAATGTTTAATCTTAAGCAATAATTCAATTGATTCTGCAACCTCTGACCAACCATCAGTAACATCACCTAACGATATAAGCATATCATTATCATAATCGAAGTTAACCTTATCCAACACCTCAATTAGAGCCCTATACCCGCCATGGATATCACCAACAATAAATTTTCTCATATTATATTTTTTTAAGCCAATGTGTCACTATTTGATTATTACACCCCCAATGTGTTTTACCACTCTTAATATGGAATGCAATCTCAAGCACATTTTGATTTCCCATGCCTGTTTTGGTAAATACAATATACTTACCCTCTTCTGATGGTGTTTCGATATCTACTGATACCTTACTAAATTGAATTTCTGAATCCATGTGTTAATAATTAAACCCCATGGTTTCCCATGGGGTTGATTTATAATGTATGATACAACTTTTTATTATCGTAATTTCTTAAATACTCCTTAACTGACTCTACCTTACCGTCATTTATTCCGAAGAACATACCACTATAAGGCTTAAGGTCAGTATCGTTATCACCAATCAATTCGAATACCGCCATAGCGAATTTCTTCTTTTCTTTTGGTGTGATGTTCTTTGGTCTCTTGTCTTGCAACTTAGACCAAGCATCTTCAAGGGTGTTTATCAAATTATTATAACCATCATAAAGTTTAAAGATTTCCTCTTTTCTTTCTGGGAAAGTAGCGGAGAATTCTTCTATTTCATTGGACTTTACGATGTCCATTATGGCATGCTCCGATGTTTTAGATTTTAAATGGTGAACTGCAACATAAGCTGGGTTCTTTATCTTGATTCTATTGAATTTACCATCAACTACCACGTAACCTTCTTCATGGAATGGCATTCCATCGAAAGTTCTTTTAATAGCACCAACATCCTTAACATTCATATCGAACGCCTTAACCAATGGCACATTAAGTGACTCACAAACCATTTTAAGGTCTTCGTAAGCAACCTCATGTAATGTCTTTCTATTTCTCATCGCAAGCAATGTAACAGAAGACTCACCGTGTGGCTTAACCACAATATTATATGGTGTTGTTAACTCGAAAACATAAATGTGGTCTTTATCCAATAAACAATCATTGAAAGAATACTTGTTATTCACAGTATCCCAAAACAATTTATTAAACGTAGTACCACCCTTGTTGTTTACCTCACCCTCGCCACTTATAGTTCCGCTAGTAGCAGCAACCCATTCATCCTCATAATTATATAATTGAATTAGAGACCCATCCATCTTCTCTAAAATATGTGCAGTATCCCAATCTATTTTAGCCGCATGACCTTCTTCTGCATTAAAGAATTTTTTAAAACTTAAACATAATATTTTCCATGTATTTTTCTCAAGAATAAGACCTCTACACTCTTGAACTTCTTCAATACCCATAGGTGATGAGATTTGATTGTATTTTAATAATATACGCTTACCGTCATCTTTACAAATTAAATTAAAATCTAAAATAGCTTTATCTAACCCATATTTTTCAATATATTCTATTATTTTTAATTTCTCCATCATTTTTTTTTAATTTATTTTACAAATATACAAATTATTTTGCGAATATACAAATATTATTTTAATAAAGTATGACTTTAGTATGACTTTTATGTATTTATGTAATAAAGACATGGCTAAAAAAACATTATTACCAGAAGAGAGAAAAATAAAAATAGGAATATCTTTAGATAGAGAGTTGTATGAATATATGGAATTAATCACTAAAAATAAATCAAAATTTATTGAAACGTTAATAAGAATAGAATACACTAAATATACACAATTATGACCAGCGAAGAAAAGAAAAAAGAATATATAAAAGAATATCGAAAGAAAAATGAGGAAAAAATAAAAAAACAAAGAAAAAAATATCGAAAGGAAAACAAAGAAAATATAAAAGAGTATCATAATATATACAAAGAGTATAATATTTAAAAAATAAATGACCAAACAAAAGAATATCGAGGTAAAAATAAAGACAATATAAAAGACTATAACAAAGAATATAAACAGAATAATAAAGATAAAATAAATGAAACAAAAAGAAAATATCTACTTATTAAAAATAACGACCATATATTTAAACTAAAAAATACTATTAGATTATCTATATTGAAATCGTTTAATAGAAATGGGATTAGTAAAACGTCTAAAACATGTGAAATATTAGGTTGTTCTTTTGAAGAACTAAAGAATCATTTAGAATCACAATTTGAACCTTGGATGACTTGGGATAATAAAGGTAATCCAAAGGATGGTATTCTTGAAGCGAATAAATCTTGGGATATTGACCATATTATACCTATATCTACGGCTAAAACCGAAGAAGATATAATTAGATTAAACCACTATACAAATCTACAACCCTTATGTAGTTATATTAATAGAGTTATAAAAAGAGGTAATTAATTAAACTGGAGAAACCACCAAATGATTCCCCAATTATTTTAAAAATATTTTATTTTACTCTTTGAAAATCTTTTTAGTGGTTCCATCAGTATAAATTTCAATTAAAAAACCCCTTTCGAATGTGTTTACGTCTTGCCCTAATAAATTCACAACACAGTTAAGTTTTTTAACCTCAATTCTGTTATCAATAGCTATAGTTTTGAACGTTTCTGACTTACCATCATAATCTACTTGTGTCAATCTATAGTAATTAACAACGTTTCTGTAGCCTCCATCCATAAAGTCGTATTTTATTATACTTTCGGAGTTTCCAGCACCATTGGTCTTTGTTACCTCAAACCAATTATGTCCATCAACAGTTCGTTCTATTAAAAAGTAGTCATTATTAATTTCTGATGCAGTTGACCACCCTAATAAATTATAATTTGAGATGTTGGTCACATCGAATGATATTAATTCAATTGGTAGCGAACCTATACAATTACCATCTACATTATATGTACAACTACCTGTTATTGTATCTAGTGACAAATAATCTGCGGATGCAGATAAACTATCTAAATCACAATTAATATTATTTGACGCTCCTGCAACGTTGCAAACGATAGAATCTATTAATACACCACTCGCGTTATAAACATAAACGGTAATTGAATTAGTGTTTTGGTTCTGTCCTGAAAGGTCATCTGGACAATTATCAGGACAATTCTGTCCAAGAGAAATGAAGGAATATAAAAATAATAGTACTAATAAAAATCTCATAGTTTTAATTTACTAATAAATAGACCTTAACACCTATAAATTATTATTTATCGCTAACCCCTTCATCGGAAGCATTATCTTCATTATTATTATCCTTACGTATCCTTTTAAGCATTTCTGGGATAGTTTCACCATCTAAACTAGTGGTATAATCTTCCCTAAGTTTATTTACAGCCTCGTTATCATATTCACCACTAGCTATACCATTTAATAATGCTCTACTACTAATCATATCGGTTATCTCATTAAGGAGTTCGATATCACCATCACTATACACAATAGTGCTAATAAATGTTAGATAACTCCCAAGACTAGTAATAATAAAATCACCACTATCTAAACCTTCTTTAGTCAGGGCTTGTCCCATATTAAAGAACTTTATTGATAAGTCTTTATGTCTTTCGTTTGGTGTAATTTCTTTCATGTGTAAATATACTGTTTTTAATTTCAATCTGCAAATATTATAAAATCAATTCCCATATCAGCTAAAGATTCGGCAACTAATTGATTATACTTACCAAAAGAACCCTCTATAAGTGTATTGAAATGAGTCCAAGTTACCACATGTGGTTCATTATAATTAATTTTACCAGACCAATCATGAATAAGATATGTTATGCTCATATAACCATCCTTATGTATTTGTAATACCACCTCAGCCGTATCCATATTTAATTCAAGCCCAGTTTCTTCCATACATTCCCTACGCATCGCATACTTAAGTGGGTCCATAATTAAAGAATATTCCCAATCTTCATCATCAACCTTACCACCAACGAGGCCGTAGTCGTTGTGGTCATCCTTTCTACTTACCGCTAGAACTTCTCTATTTTCGTTAAATATTACTGCTTGTACTGTATATTTCATTGTGCAAGATTTGAGTTACTAAATTGTTTCATACCTGTTATCTCCATGATAATATAGGGTTTAATAGAATCTGGAATCACTAATTCATAATCCTCACTTGGAATTTCTATCTCAGCAATTGCTAGGTCCATAGAATCAAATTTATCTATCTCCCATTTCAAATCATGTTTCTTATCCGCTGCTGTTGGTTGTACATTTGAATGTGGTAATACATATCTAGTCTTATATATTGCCCTATCCGACTTATCTTTAAATAATGTAAATTCAATAAGGTCTAAAAATCGTTCGGTTTCAATCATGCCGAGACCATCGGTTGGTTTCTTAATTGTGTGAATGTATTTACGTTTAACCACATTATCCCCTTGAACTTGACCAAATGTGTTTGTTAATTGACCTTCGATGGTATATAACGCTCTAACTCGTTCAACCTTACCATCCTCTAAGGGCATATAGTATTGTTCTATCTTATATTCTGCTGAATACTTTAATGGTGGGATAGACTTAAGTAAAAATCTTCTCTCAATCTCAATCTCTGTTGTTGTCGGTTCTTGTTTCATTTTTTCTTTTTCCATATATTCTAATCTTAATCCCATCCAATGTCTACCCATTACATTTTTACCCTTCCAAGTGCCGTCACTTAATTTCATAGCACCCCAAATTAGATTTGAGTTTACATCACCCCTAGCTGTAACATCTTCATATATCATAGCATCTCCCGTTTCAAGTAACATATCTATTAATAATGGATGTTGTTCTAACTTTAATCTAAGACACCGACCCATATTCACATAATCCATTAATCCACAAGGATTAATGGACATGTGTTCACGATATTTCTTAGCAATTTGCTTTGCTTCGAACGGATTGTCACATTCTCTGATTAATTCTCTAAATGGTTTATCCTTATCGAATCTAAGTGCTTGGAATAGGTGTTCGACACTACCCCATACCTTATCATCATAAGTAATTGAGTATCTCGACATGTTCCCCATCCACCCGAATGGTAATTTGCTCTTTGTGAACCTAATTTCGTCCATAATTTCATAGGTAATTTACCAACCCAATGCTTTTCTGTATTTAGCTGTCATAAGATTCAGTAGGTGTGTTTCAACGGCTAGTGGAAATTTATTCAATAATACACTATCCTTCATATCGCGCACGACCAAATTAATAAAATATTCCATATGTACATTGGTCTTATTAGTTATTGTAGATAATTCTTTTAATCGCCTATCATATCTAGAAAGAATTGTATTAACCTTTGCTATTAGGTGTGATTCCCCTAAATCGTTTAATATTTTAGCCAAAACAACCCCAGCTAATATATCTTTACTACACCAAGCGGTATGGTCAGCAACTAATCTACGTCTTGATTTTTCCATAATACAAATATACTAAATTTATTTCATTAATCCAAATAATTATCACAAGCCTTTTGAAATTGATTTCTATCGTTCTCAGCTATCAAATTATTTTGAATTATCCAACGAACTTTCTTCATACCTATATTTAATTTTAATTTGATTTGTCTTCTCCTTTTCTATAAGGATATTAGAACAACCTCTAAGGGCAAAGGCTAAAGCAAGTGCTACTCCAATAATCCCTAGGGCATTCGCTAAATATGGTGTCTTCATTATAAATTATTTTCAGTTACTACCCCAATAAGATTTATATATGATGGTAATTCTTTCCAATTAGTTATTTGGTTTGACATAACGGGTTTCGCCCCACCATTAACATTTACCCCTAGCGTTATATGGGGTATTTTGTTATCGGAATGATATCCCTCAACTCTTACGGCTACTGCCATATCAGACTTACCAACAGCAATTGCTCTAAGTGATACGGTCTTACCTAAGTCATTCTTCAAATCATCAACAAGCCCCTTTCCGAAGTTAATTGTCATGTGATGGGCAAATACTTTCCACCCTTCTGGGATATTATGACCCACAGCGGTAAGTAATTTAGTATTAGAGGCATCATCTAACACAACCATAGCAATCTTGCTTGGCTTATACATAGATTTAGCCTCTAAGACCTTCTTAATTGTCATTGGTCCAACACTATTATAAGACTTCAACATTCTTTGAATGGTTTCAAGTGGTACACCATGAGCATTTCTCTCGGCTAGTACCTCAGCCGTACACCCACCGTCACCAACCTCAACGAATATGATATTATTTTCATCATATCCCAACTTCAATGCTTCTTCAACATATTTCTTAGCCTCAGCAGCCTTAATGTTAGTATTATCAATTATGATAGTTGTAACACCCTCAAGCATTGATTTTTTAGCATTTAAAAAGTTCTTATGGTGATTTCTAGAATGTTCTGACCAATCACCAGTGTCAGCCATTCTTTTAAAATATCCTAAATAGTCACCAGAAGCTTCTATAATGTCATCAGTTGAGTGGATTACGCCTTCACCGACTAGTTCTTTGGCTTTTCTTGATTTTCCAGACCCAGGTGCACCTCTAAGTACTATCAATTCTTGATTTGGTCTTGTGATATCAACACCCAATATATTCTTTTCTTGCCCCTCCCTAAGGATTTTCTTTATAGTTTCTTTACTCATATTAATTCTTTTATTTATGTATCAATAGCATCAAAGCACTTGTGAATATTATCTCTATATACAGCCGCAGCGTTGTACATTTCAAGTTCCACCGCCAATTTCTCAAGCATCTTACACCTTTCCACATCTAGGTCGTCCCAATGAACATATAATTCACCATTATCCTCAATCAATTTAGATATTGAAATAACCTTCTCAAGCCAACGCTCATAATGTGGGTTATTTATTCTATTATATTCAATTATTGACACTTTCAGTTAATTACTTAGACTTTAGAGTCAAGTTTTCAAGTTTGAAAATCCCCTCATTATTGATGATATTCTCCATGATTGCAATTAGCCTATCCTCAGCCTTTCTATAAACTTTCTTGTAAGACTGAACTGTTTTATGAAATTCATATAACTCACTATCGTGAAACCCACCAATATCACTTCCCTCGAAGACATATTCTATGAGTCTAAGTTCTTTCTCAGTATATATCCCTCTGAGGCTAGGCATCATATCATCGTCATCTAAATCAGTGTCAATGGTAAGTTCTGAATCACCCCACCCCCCTACATCCCTAACCTCAATCTTAAATTTATTTCCAATAGAGACTTTCGAGGCAAATATGCTACCAATGGCACATACGTTGCATTTATTTATAGCACCATCTTCCATGAGCAATTGGAGTTCAACTTCCCCTTCTGTCTTAAACTTATGTCTTTTATTAAGTTTAAGTTTACAATACGTCCCTGGGGATGCCTTAAACTTCTTAGCTTTAACTTGAGCGATTACATCCTTAGCAATTGCAATACGTTTATGCATTTTGCTCATCTTGGAAAATGCTTGATTTTTTTCTTTGATTGTTATCATAACTAATATTTATATTAATGGATACAAATATACGAAATAATAATCGAATAAACAAATTATATTGTTATTTATTAATAAAATATTAAAACTAAGAAATTTCTTAGTAAGTATATTCGTCTAATTTAGAATAAGGTTTACCAAGCGCATTTAATGCAATCTCAACCTCTTTTAGACATTCGTTAATGGCACCACCACAGATTAAGATATTCCCATAGTTTCTTAATTCATCCATTAAATCTGGGATATTAACACAATCATCGGAGAATTCGACTAATTCTCTAATATCTTCGGCACCATATCTTTCAATAAAACTATTCCAAAACTCCACCTCAAGGTCTCTAGAATCATTTACATCATTATCCATCATATGTTTAATAAGATGAATAATTTGCTCTTCATCTATACCCTCATCCATACAATATCTAAAAAATGCATAACCTTTATCGTAGTATTCTGCATTGAAGGCAATATCCTCATCCAACCCTTGGTCATACCACCAATTTTGATATTCACCTAATTCAATCATACCTAAAGTATCCGCACCATTATAAAGGAAGGTTAATCTATTAAGGTGTCCAATATTTTCATTGATAAATTGTGCTAATTCCATACCCATATTATCAAAACCATCTCTATATTCTGGTTGGATATCCACAACCACTAAGTGTTTTCCAGTAACACCATCAGTTAACGCTTGTTCATATAGTTTAAGTAATTTCATTATCAAGAATAATATGAATCATAAACGTCAGCACTTAAACCATAATCAATAACAACGACTCTCTCATTACCATCACCTTTAACAATTCCATAAGTACTCATTCTAGTTAAGTCACCAGTTGGCACACCATAATTTCCTATATAGTTGAATATTCCATATACGAATTCATCTTCCCACATGTCTTCAACTACTTTTATATCAATTGACCTCTTACGACCTTTACCACCAGCATCAATACCATAGTTCAGCACCGCAATTCCAAAGTCTTTAAAATTAAATCCTGTGATGCGTTTAAAATCACCAACAGTTAATTTTCTAGCTAATTCCATCTCAACCCATAAGTTGTTATCATCATATTCGTAAACACGAGCTAAGACATCACTTAAATCATTATAATTTGAATATTCGGCTTCTACTTCATTTTGAGCTAATCCCTTTTTGTTCTTAGCTAATTTCAAAACCTTTTCATCGTCTATCTTATATACTATTCTAGACGAACCACCACCTATTCGCTGTAAATGCGTTTCACAATATTTAATTCTAGAATTAAATGAATTCAATTTCTTAAACTCTTCAATATTCCATGTTGATGGATAATCCTCATCAACCAACGTTGTTAATGATTCCATTATAAGAGCTTTTCTAATAAATTTCTTTATAAACGACTTCATATTAATCCATTTTATCTAATACCATATCTTGCATCTCCGATGGGAGTACGTCAAATATATCATCTGTATTTATTGGGGTACCTTCAAGAGTTTCAAACTTATTAAGTGTATCATAGTATCTAACAACATTTCCGTTTGGTAATTTAATCTTCTTGAATCTATCTGTATTTACTTGATTTCCCTTCTCTTTATTTTGAATGTATTTTTCTAAGTTTGTTATAACCTCATCAACATTAAGTTTAACCTTATTATGTTCGGTATCTGATGTTTGGATGGATTTCCTAAGCATTACAGTAGTTGCTTTATTCTCTCTAACAATAACCCAAAATTGGTCACCAGTTGAGTCGTGAATTACCGCATCATCAATAATAGAATAGTATCCTCTACCATCATTGGTCTTAACGTAAAAATTTGAGTTTGGGTTTGGTTTAAAACTACCAATCATGATACCATAGGACTT